CGTGAACCGGTAAAGGTGGAGCGGAAGGCCTGCAACAGTCTCCGCCAGGAGTCTTACGCAGGCATACACCGTCGCGATCTGCATAGCGCTCTTCTCATCTACCCTCTCTCCGGAATCTGCTTTTCCGAACACGAATGTCTGGCCTGAATCCCTAACGTTATCAATGACTTCCGGTACTTCAGGTCTGTCCCTTGGGCCGATGCCCACCCATTCCAAGAATCCCATCTGTTCCTTCCTCCAATAAAAAAGAGAGCCTGTACAGCTCTCTTAAAATGCAGTCGATATGATATATTTCTATGATATTGGTGTAGACATTATTTTATTCTCAAATTCTTCCGGCAGTCTGAGATTATATTTCTCTACATAGTGTGCCAGAGATGTCCACCATGTATACTCCCCATCATTGCGACCTATGTTGCCGAGAGGAATAATCTCGCCGGTAAAACAGTCCTTGTGTAACTTTCCCGAAACCATGTTTTCGGTTCCGCCTTTTCTCAAATAATGGATGATCCTTCCTTGCCCTTTATAGGATGTCCCTTGAAAGGAATCCTTAATAGACGGAAACTCTGGGTGATTCTCACAAAGTTCTCTGTATTCCCCCACATAAATCAGCATATCATTATCTGCCCCTGCACACATATATAAACCATCTATACATCTTACGAATTAGTTTATCATGATTTTTACTTTCAAACTATTATTACATCAGAAGACCAGCAGGCCCCTTGTGTCATATACGCTCTCTGATGTATCGTTCCCGCACCGGATCGCCCGGTCCAGCCCCATGATTGCAGCGATCGCACCATCTATTTTTTCGGTAGACTTTGACTTGTCTGCTTTTATGTTCCCCGCCGGATCCTGGCGGATATAGATGTTGTCCATCATCCACCTGAGGATCGGATTCCCTCCGTGAACGATGCGTCCTTCCAGGACCAGCTTCATCAATTCTTTTGTAGGTGGAGACATGGATGAGAACCCCTGGCCGAATGGGACTACTGTAAATCCCATCCCTTCCAGGTTCTGCACCATCTGGACCGCTCCCCAGCGGTCATAGGCGATGTCCCTGATATTGAACCGTTCCCCAAGTCCCTCTATGAACTTCTCGATAAAACCGTAATGGACTACGTTCCCTTCCGTTGTCTGGAGATATCCCTGCTTCACCCAGACATCATAGGGAACATGGTCCCTTCTGACTCTCAGGTCCACTGTCTCCTCCGGGATCCAGAAATAAGGGAGAAGCACGTAGCTGTCATCCTCATAAAGCGGCGGGAACACGAGGACGAACGCCGTGATATCTGTCGTGGATGACAGGTCGAGGCCTCCGTAACAGACACGGCCTTCCAGCATCTTTTCATTGATCTCGCCGGCACACCTGTCCCACCTGTCCATGGGCATCCATCGGACGGCCTGCTTGACCCACTGGTTGAGCCTCAGCTGCCGGAAGGCGTTCTCCTCGGCCGGATTGTCCATGGCATTCCTGCAGGCTTCCGCAACAGTCTCCATCCTGATCGTCTCCCCCATAGAGGGGTTTGCCTTCTTCCATACTTCCGGATCCGTCCAGTCGTCATCCATCTCAGCCCCGTAGATGACCGGATAAAATGTCGGGTCTCTCTTCCTTCCCTCCAGGATGTCTTTCGCTTTCTGGTGGATCTCATAGCAGAGAGAGTTCGTGTCATTTCCTGCAGTCGTGATCAGGAAATACAGGGGCTGTTCCCTGGCGTCCCCCGAGCCTTTCGTCAGTACATCATAAAGCTTGCGGTTCGGCTGGATATGTACTTCATCCAGGATAAGGCCTGAGACATTCAGGCCATGCTTGGTCCCTACCTCTGCGGACAACACCTGGTAGAACCCGTTGTTGCTGTAGTTCACGATCCGTTTCGAGGCGCTGAGGATTTTGCTGCGTTTGAGCAGGGCCGGGTTCATCGCGGTCATGGTCTTGGCCACATCGAACACGATGCTGGCCTGCTGCCTGTCCGCTGCAGCTCCGTACACTTCCGGAGACTGCTCACCATCAGCATAGAGGAGGTACAGGGCGATTGCCGCGGCCAGCTCGCTCTTGCCGTTTTTCTTGCTGATCTCCACGTAGGCCGTAGTGAACTGCCGGAACCCGTTCGGTCTGATGACCCCGAAGATGTCCCTGACGATCTGCTCCTGCCACGGGAGGAGCCTGAAGTTCTTCCCGGCCCATCTTCCCTTCGTATGCTTGAGGCATTCGATGAAAGCCACCGCGTGGTCAGCCCTTGCCTTGTCATAATAAGAATCATCGGACATGAACTCCGTTGGCCTGTAAGCTATCTTCTTCATCTTCTTCCTTCTAAAAAGAAAAGACCGCCGTCAAGCGATCTCTTCCATCATTACTTATTTCCCATACAGGATGAAACTGGCGTACCCTTCAGCGCCGCTGTCCAGGTATTCGACAAGTTCTGTCAGGTCCAGCGCTTCAGCTATCTCCCTGACGCCTCTTACATCGAACATGTTGACCAGCCCTGTTTCCCTCACTGTCAGGATCTGTTCCCTGATTTCCAGGACTTCTCTTCTGCTCATCACTTTCATTCTGCTGAGCCTCCTTTCCACGATCTATTCTGTCGTGGAAATATCCTCCTGACAGCTGTCATTATCAACAGGATCTCTCAGCAATCTCAGCCACTGGAACCAGACCTGCTCCGAGATCCTTGCCATCATGACAGGCGGCACGCTCATACCGCAGACATACCGGATACTCTGCCCGGCAAAGTCGTAATCCTGGGGAAATGTCTGGCAGTTGATGATGTCCCTGTCCGTCATGAGCAGGCCGTCGCACATCCGGAACATGTCCCCTCCCGATGTGATCGTAGGCGATGGCTCATCATCATGGACAAGCGTCAGAGTGTAGCCGCTGTTCATCCTCCTCACCCTTTTGTTTATGTCCGAAAGGTCCCGGTCCTTAGGCAGCCTGTATTTGAGAAGTTTCGATGCAAGCGCGTCCTTGGACCGAGGCTTCCCATATGGCTCCCGGACGGCTGAAAACAGTATCGGCTTTGTATTGAAAGCCATCTTCAGTTTCGGCAGCCCAAGGTCCTTCCTGGAAGCAATGAAGAATACCCTCTCCCTCTTCTGTGGGACTCCCATCTTGGCAGCATTGAAGAGGAAAATCTGGACAGAATATCCGGCGCTGTCGAATGCCTTCACGATCCGGTTGACCCATCCCCGGGCAGATCCGGTGATCAGTCCTCTCACGTTCTCAGCGATCACTACTTTGGGTCTCAGCCTCTTCGCCAGGTCTATGAAATAGAAGAACAGGTCATCAAGCCGCTGCTTCGCCTGTCCTTCCCGGAAGGTCTTTTCTACGTTCCAGCCTTCATCCCTTCTCCCAGCCATGGAGAACACGCTGCAGGGAGGTGACCCGTCAAGGATGTCAAGGTCCCACAGTTCCTCCGGGATCTCTTCATCCGGCATGGAAAGGAAGTCCCTTATGTCCATCAGGAAGCTGTACTTCGGATGGTTGTTGAGCCGGTAGAGCTTCATCATCTCAGGGTCTATCTCGCAGTTGCCGATGACCGTATAGCCGGCCAGCTTGTATCCCATGGAGGAACCTCCCCCGCAGGAGAAACAGGAGAAGACTTTCTTTCCGTTCTTCGGCCTCTTATCAAGGTCCTCCAGCTTCCACTTCCAGGGGAATTCAGTTGAACCGGAAACCGCATTTCGGGCATTCATATCTGAACTTTTCATCACCGAACACCTCCGTCCCTAGCTCTACCGATCCTTCAGCATCCCACTCTGCCTTCTCCCCGGAGCCTTCCTGACCTCCCTGACCGAAGAAGTCGAACCCTTCCAGGTCGATACCTTCCAGGTCTGTTTCCAGCTTCATCAGGTCCCAGACGGCCTTCTCGCCGGTCTTGTTGTCCAGGAACCTGTATTTCTTTTTCTGCTCTTCTGTGAGCCCTTCGCAGACAAGGCATTCCGCCTGCGTCATCCCCAGGGCTTTCAGTGCCTTGTACCTTGTATGGCCCGCGAGGATGACATGGTCCTC